TACACACATATAACAAATTTATTAAATGACATAGAAGGTTGGTATTTTGATGAAACTGATAATTTTATATATCAAACAGCTTATATAACTGCACTTGAAAATGTATTAAGTCAGTTACAAAGGGAGGAGGAATAATGAGTAAAGCATACGAAACAAAAGAGTTTTCTAACTATGATGAAAACAATTTAAAACCATACAAAATAGTTGTTAGATTTGATGCAACTAACGAAGATGATGCAGAAGATTTTGTATATGATATGCAACCAAAAGATTGGTTAGAACATTTAGAGGAGGAATAATGACAACAGAAACTAAAGTATTAAAAGCGTTGGATCAATCTAACAAAAGTCTAGGCGAACTTAAATTTTTACAGGATAAATATATTTCTATACGAAAC